CCCCCTGTAAAGTGCCTCATTAATATCTTCCTCTGCAAAAATCTGATCTTCTGGAGATTTTGCCTGATTCATATACTCCTGATAGAACTTTGCAGGAGTGCCACTATCAATATAAAATTGCTTACGCTCTTCTAGTTTCTTTAGTGGCCAACGAGAAGGCCAGATAGGTTGACCTTCTTCTATTGCTTTTTTGGTGTAGACCTTCCAAGAATATGCTTCCCCACTCTTGCGAGCATCCCTCCAACCCGTAACCAACCCATTTAAGAAAGAATCCCAATGGACGATAGTGCCGTTACACCATAAGAACCCTTTCTTGTCAAAGTCGATTGCTGGAAACACAGCTGCTGTAACCCAGTTCTTGATTTGTTGTCTAGACTCGGGTGTTTTGGTATTTAGCTCTGATTCAAAGTCATCAAGCACCATACCTGTAAAACGAGTGGATAATTGCTTTTTTCCACGAAGTCTTTGATTTGCACCCTTGGCTATCATTCTACAGCCATTAGTTAGCGTAAACTCTGCTTTAGTCCATTTGTTCCCTTGTAAATCACCAAAATAATAATGTATTGCTGGATTTAACTCTATATGATTCATTACCCAATTTAAGTTATCAATAGCTTGATCTTGTGCTTCACCTATCCAAGCAACAAATTCTGGACTATCTTTAGTGGCAAACAGGAAGCGATGAAGGATAGCGGTAGCTGCTAATGTTGATTTAGCATGGTCACGTGGAAGAACAAGTCCTAATTGCTGAATCTTTGGATTTAAAAGTAACTTCCCCACCTCTACATGAAAATAAGGTGTTGCAGAAGCGAGGAAGTCTTGAGGAGAGAAAAGTTTCCCAAAAGCAATAAGGTCACTATAGGCTTGTACCAATAGCTCCTCATTCTTTGAAATGTCACCGTGAAGGTTTAAATTAGCCAACTAGTATCTGCTATGCTCCATTATCAATGAAACATACGAATGCATAAGCTTTGTAATATATTGTACGTCTGCTAAGAGCATGTATAACATATAGGCAATAAATCCCATCCATATAAGTGATATTAATTTAATTAAGTCTGTTTTCATATATTATGTGGCTACATGTTAAAGATTCACAATCATAGCCTTTTTTATGTCCAGTATGGAAATGATCCGTTTTACAGTGTATTGG